AATTCCCGCTTACCCCCCCACTTATAGAAGCAAGAGCAGCTCCTGTAGCTGTCCACCCTGACGTATCGGTAGTAAAATCACCGTTTGTAATCAGTGTAGAGCCGACTAAAACAGCACTTGAAGGGTCGTAAAGCCATTGATAGGAATACTGCTTAAAACCCGTTGTAAGCGGAAATCCCGGCGAATAATAACTTACTCCTCCTATCATCAAAGCAAAACCGCCCACCCCCGAAGTTCCGGCTTTTAAAGCTCCTGTCAATGTAACCCCGTCGCTTATTCCTGAAAAATCCCCTGTTACTGTAGGCGAAGCAAAATTGTAAAAATCTATGTAATGAACCTGACCCGACGAGTAACTTGAATAAACATAAGTCGCGTCCTCTTCAACCGGATTGCCATTTGAATCAACTGAATTGACCATTGCAAAATTAACAGTACCCGTAGAGGGCGTTAATTGTAAGGTATTGTCGCTTATCGGCTCCAGATTTGAAGTCGAAGACACCAGACCGCTTACGTTGGTGAATGTCTGGTCTTTTTCATTCCAGACATAAGCCCCCACGCCGTCAGCGATACATAACTGATTACCTCCGACACCAAGAGAAGCTATGCCGTTGTCCTGCATTGAAACTCTTCCAGTGGAAGTCGAGAGCGTACCTAATACAGACGATAGATTGCCTGAACTGTCCACTGAATATAAATTTGAACCGGCAACAATGTACATGACTCCATTAAAAGTATGCGCTCCCCTAACGAGCAATCCTGCCGAAGTGAAAGACTTAAGCCCTGGAGTCCCTATTAACGCAATCAATGTCTTAGAACCCTGTTTATAGACCTCCGGGTAGTAATTGATTGTTCGCTGACAATCAACATTTTTAGAGCGCGGACTAAAAGTTTCTCCAAGAAAATCAATGTTAATTTCCGGCATTTTGTTTCCCTAATTTGTTGTCCTGTCTGCGTAAATACTGTAAATTCCCTTTCTTCCAGGGACATCGGTTGTCGCTACATACTGTTGCTTATTAAGTCTTTTTACGATTCGCTTAGACTCTTCCGCAGAGTTTTTGATCTCTATGGGAATACTGGTAGTAAGCGGATAATATTCATACCATAATTCAATAGCCAGATTAAACTTGAAGCACCTTTCATAAGGCGGCTCAAATGTGAAGTTATCCGTAATCATCGAAAAATCGGTCAATCCTTTTTGGGAATTAATAAACAAAGTGTAATTTTTATCCGGCATGTAATAAATATTTATGGTTCCCGTCTGTGTCGCCTGCTGCGTCTGACCACGATCATAAAACAACGCTTCCGGCATCGAAACGGTTACGCTCTTGTCGAGTAAGGCATCCCATTGATTCTCTCCAATGATATTCAACGGATAATCCAAGTTATTTTGATCTCTGATAAAAGCGTCTTTTATGTCATAGGGTTTGGAAGTATTGAAAGTTTGCCCTATGCCTATCGAATATGATTGAACGGCCTGCAATATCGGGAAGTTTTCAAGGGTATTCCCCACCATCATAAGCCCCTCTGCTCCCCACGCATCAATCATAATGTTTGCGGCTTGCATAGCGTCCTGCATTTCGTCGTTGTCCGGGACTTCCGACTTCGCGATAACGTGCATCAAACGGTAGGTCGCTTTTATCAAATCGGTGATCGTCATAACCTATTCCTTGCTTAAATCAGGATGTTTCTTTTCAATGTGCTTTTGAAGGTTTTCTTCGCTGTCGCACAATGCAACACAATGAGGGCATTTGCTCTTTCCCGTAGGAATCTGAATAACTTTTCCGGTCAAATCATTGGCTTCGTGGATAAGTTTTTGCGCCAGTTCTTTCTTGATGTCTGCCTGTTTGTTCTTTTCGTCCGTCCGAGCCGCATCAAGTAGAACGATTTCTTTTTCGTCAACCTCAATCTGTTCTTTGTAATAGGCCACTCTTGCTTTCAAAAGGTCTATGCGTCCCTCTTTGCCACTTTTGCTTTTCCATCCTTTTTTCACAGCCTCGTTTTCTTCCGCTTCGCTGTTGACAATCAATTCTCCTTCTTCAAACTGATGGTACAACATCCTAGGATAAGGTTTGTATCCGGTTGTGTCTACTGGCGCGGGCTTCGGTTGCCCTACCGCTAAGTTCATTTGCATTATAGCCTCCCTTTCTTTTTAGCGTCCTCAATATATTTTTCCATTGAGGTCACTGGTTTTTGTTTTTTTATTTTCATGGGTTTTATCTTCTTTACTTTTACAGCTTTCATTATTAGTCCCACCTGCCCCTTTCGTAATAATTGAACTTTATAAAGACATTTTCAAGATATTTTACGTTATAATTTGCCTTTAAGTGTTCGGCCATTTTTCCGTCAGCGTAATGACTGTTTTCATCAAATTGAAGAGTTTTTAAGATTTTTCCTTTCACGATAAATTGCTCAAGTCCCACTCCGCATTCATGCATATTTTCTGGTTTCGCGAATAGCGTAGACGTTGGATGTCTACCGACAGAAGATTTTGGGATGTTGTAGCCTCGTTTCATTGAAACCATGACCACGTCAGAATCAGACGCTTTGATATTAGAAATTACATCTTCTTCAAACGAATCATCATCACACATAAACCAGTAGTAATCTTCGTCAACAATCTTATGGTGCTTAATGAATTGATTTAATTTGTAATAGCAAATATCTGTATTTTCTTCGCAAGGATCAATTACGAAAGGACTTATGAACCATTCCCCATTCCATAAACCGCATTGATCTGGAAATTCAATCGGGTAAAGAGCAACGCCATAAGGTTTGTATAGATTAATTATTTCTTCTTTTAAATTGGCCCGGCTGAAAGGCATTACAACATGAAGATTTGAAAGTTTCTCCTTCGGTATTAAAAAACTGGTTTTGTTGTTCAGAAGATATTCGTGATAATTCCCTTCGTGTGCTTCCACCCCGTAGTGCTTAAAAGTAATATCCGGTTCCAAATAGACCTTGCCGCCATTTTCAAGATAGCGCCTTTGGAAATAAATATCCTCTCCCACCCTAGAACCGTTTTCAACACTGCAAGAGAAACACTGCAAAATATCTTCGTCTTTTTCTCTGTACGTTTGCAGGCTTCCCCTTGCTCTCTCAAAGGCTTCCCGTGAATAAATAATGAATCCGCCAGGGATGCCCCGCGTTTCGATCATTCGGATTTGTCCATTATCAACACCAAGAACACAATTATCTTTACAGAGAGGCATTGTTCCGTAGGTTCCCCAATTATTTTTATTAGGATACGCACCCCCAACAACTTCGGCTCCATACAGAGCGTCTTTAATTAATCGTCCCAGTCCTTCAACATTCCATGAAAGATCTGAATCAATCATTAAAATATGCGTGTAATCGCTTTGTAAAAACCTGTGAACCAATGCGTTTTTTGCATGGTCAACATAAGAATCGCCGCTTAGTTCGTAATAATCCCATTCAATTTTTAAAGTATTCAGAAGAATAACAGAACTCATCAGGCTCGCGACATACGGGCTGTACGCTTGAACTGAATAGAATGGCGAAGCGATTACAAGGCGTATTTGTTTCATGTTTTGCCTTTTTGATAGCGGTAGGGGACTACAATCCCCTACCGCCAGTTAAATGTTAAGAACTCAATCCGTAAGCCTTCAAAGCAGCCTGAATTGCTGCAACTGCTGTGCTGATAGCGTTAGCCTGTGAAGAGGTAAACGAACCAGTGCTTGTCGTAGTGGTTGCAACCACAGAGCCTACCGCCTGCTGTACCACTGGCGTAGTGCCATAAAAGCCTACAGTTGCGCTTGTAGCTGCACCCAGCTGAATCCCCGGCCCCGGAGAGCCTGGCAAACCGGCTTCGGAAGGAATATTGGATATTTCCTGATTCGGTGCGCTGTTAGGTGTAATTCCTGTTCCCATTATATTTACTCCTTTTAAAAACGTGTTAAAGTGTTAATACTGTTCAGCTTCTATCCCCATATTCTTGTGACTAATTCCGGCCTCTGGCAAGTCCAGCCACCGAGAACGTCAATACGGCAAGGAATCTGATCGCTGTTAATCATGTACTGGCGAATGATTCTAAGACTGATTCCTTCGTGTACTTCACGGCCCTTGAAATGAACGCCTTCCGGCATTTCAAGATCGGCTGTTCCGAGAACGAAAGCGTCACGATGGAAAGCTACGTTCATGGGGTAAACCGTTGAAGCAGAGCCGAACATGGTGATATGACCCTGATCGGGGGCTGCAATCGTGGTCGTTCCGTTGGCAACGGTGCTTCCTGCAACCACAATCGAAGGATAAATAGAAATGGTTGCATTTCCGCTGCCATCAGAAAGAACATCAGCAAGAATTGTGAAGTTGGCAAGCTGTCCTGTGCTTTGCTGATTTTCGGGATTGACAGAATAAACACCGGCTATCTGAATAATTTCACCAGTTTTTAACACGGTCTGATTCAGAGACCAGCCTGTAGTTAATAACGCATTGCCGGTCTGCGCACCAGAAACGAGAGCGTAAGCACCGGTAATTGAGTGGGTTCCAGTAGTCAGTTTGTTGACGTTCTGGTCTGCGTAAAACATGAAACCGAGAGCGTCAGACATATTGCCGCTGTGGTACTGGTCGCTAATCGCGTTGGTCGGATTGAACAAACCGGAAAGCCCCGCTACGGATTTCGCGTTGGCAATCGGGTCTAAAACGACATACCGGTCTTTGTCTCTAGGAACTCCGAAATAATCCAGCATTGCTCCGGCGTTCAGGAAAACATCGGGGGATTTGCTGGTTCTTAAATCTGTATAGGTTCCGGTATTGTCAAAACCCGGAGTTGCGCCTGGATAACCAACCTGATTAAATGACTTTTTAATGAAACCAAGGCCAGTGTAATCAATTACCGAGGTGATCTTCGCAGTTGCGGGCTTGATGTACCTATCAGAAAATTCGTCTACCGAAAGTGCCAGTTCCGAAGTTGGAAACGCCATGTCGGTGTGCCACTGATGATTCAAGGTCAAAGACGTGTACTGCTCGTTCTGTTCCTGAACATCAAGAGCCGCGCCATCACTGACGTAATACTGATTCGGCAGTCTGATGTTGATTACCGAACCGATTTTTGCGCCTGCTACGGCAAAATTCTTATCGTAGCCTCTGTAAGCGCACTGCGTGAACTTTAAATTGTTATGCAAAATCATCAATGTTTCTTTGGTGATTTTAGCATCCGTGAGTAAGGTCTGTGGCATTTTTTATTCTCCTATATGTCTACCCCTTGCCAGCTATTTTTTGCTTTCTTCGGTAGGCTGTGTATTCCTTCATGCTCATTTTGTCAACATCAGGTTCTAATGCAGCATCGCCTTTTCCGAGGTGCTCTTCAGCCGGTGGCGGGGTATCGCTTTTCTTTTTGATTTCAGTTTTTGAAGGATTGAGAAGTCTTTCCTCAATCTTCCCCATTTCCTTTATGAGATTAATTTCCGGCATTCTTCTGATACGTTCAAGTTCCGCCTTGTTTTCATAAAAAAACCTCAATATCTTGGGAGCCGCTTCACTGCTGATAATGACTTCCTGCATCCGTGGCGGCATTAATCCGCCGATTATGTTTGCGATACCGGGAAGTTCTTCATCGGTAATGCTCGCAGTAGCTAAACGCTCGCGATATTTACCGATGGTTTCCTCTCTGGTTTGCGATTCCCTTCGTGACTGTTCGACTGTCTGGTATTCTTGACGGATTTCAAATTTTGCCAATTCCTTGATGTACTCGTCTTTCTTGGTTTCGTAATCGTCTTTGGCTCTGTCGAACTGGTCAATATCGGTAAAATCGTTTAAATCAGGTTTTTTCGGAGCAACGGGTTTCTGGTTCGCAGGAACTTCCTGTTTTTGAGTCCCTTTGTTGGCTCCTTCTGCAAGGCCCCTATAATAAGCGGCTTGTTGCGCGTTATCAGCAGCTAATCTTTCAAGCGCCTGTCTTTTCTTCCGCTCGTCTTTCAAAGCGGCAATAGGCACTGTTTTTTCTTCAGTAGGTGGTTTTTCGACCGGCGGCGTTCCGGGAGTTTCTTCGCCCGTTTTTGCTGGTACTTCTAAAACATTCAC